ATCAAAGTCAAGTAGAAAGAAGCGTTCCTCTATGTTGACCGAAGTCTATGGCGAGGATACTTAATGCCTGTGTGCGTCCACAGGAATGTTCTCGGTAGTTTCGCAAACCTACCTACCGCTCTTTCTGACTGGCACCAGTGCAAGGATTTGAACCCTGACAAACGGTTTTGGAGACCGTTGTGCTACCGTTACACTACACTGATTTGAATTGGTCGGAGTGGTAGGATTCGAACCCACGACCCATTGCTCCCAAAGCAATTGCGCTACCAGACTGCGCTACACTCCGTTATACTGGCGACCTATGCGAGACTCAAACTCGCTACACCTCTTAGACAGAGAGGAATGATATCCATTCACCAATAGGTCAATTGGTGTGCCAGGTGAGAATTGAACTCACGACATTCGGTTTAAGAGACCGCTACTCTACCACTGAGCTACTGGCGCATTGGCTGGACAGGTAGGGATCGAACCTACGACCTGATGATTAACAGTCATCCGCTACTACCGACTGAGCTACTATCCAATATATTGTCACTTCAGATATGCACCAACTGAATCGAACAGTTCATCTTGAACGCCAGATAAACCAGCGCGACTGTGACCACACTAGGCAGTAGCTACAATGCCCGGTGCATATCTGAAGTGACAATGCGAGGCTGTGCTGAGTCACAGACCCTCACTGTATATCTCGCTACTCAGTGCGCCTTTGAGAAGAGCAAAGGTACTCATAGGAACTTAACAATGTCAATCAGCAGTAGTTACGTGCAAACATGCACAACAAAAAAACCTTTTACACCTTCGCTCTTCAGCTTGTCTACAAGACGCTTCTTCGCTTCGGTATACGTGCCGCGGATCCAGATTACATCTTCCATGGACTTTGGGTTCCGCTTTTCGCTAAAAGCCCAACCGCCCATACCGCGGGGCTTGCGACCGTGAGCCAGTTCGAAGTCAGTCGTATCGAATTCGATCTTCAGCATTCAGCTTCTCCTCATCAGTTACAAAAAGAATATAACACACTGATTCGGTCTTTGCAAGCACTTTTTTAAAAGAAAAACCCCGAAACTTTCGCCTCGGGGTTCTAAGAAACTAAGTCTGTACTAAGACTTAATACATAGAACCCCTCATCACACCTGCCCATGATGGCTGGCGTGTCTCTTGATTAATTGTGAAGGGGCAATAGTGTTTCATTTCCGTCTTTCGTAAACTGTATCCTATTTAGTAAACATTCTAACTGGATTTTATTAGGTTGTCAACTTTTTTGGTGCCCTCGGTAAGAGTCGAACTTACACTGAGCAGGGTTTGAATCTGCTGCCTCTGCCAGTTGGGCTACGAGGGCAATATTGGTGCACCCGCTTGGATTCGAACCAAGGATCGGACGGTTATGAGCCGTCAGCATTAACCTCTATGCTACAGGTGCGATTGGTGCCCCTTGACAGATTCGAACTGTCCCTATACGGATTTTAAGTCCGCTGCCTCTACCGCTGGGCTAAAGGGGCGTTATTCTTAGTCCTTGCCTGCTCCACCAAACATGAAGCCCTTGCGAGGATCACCCCATTCCGTATCAGCGCGAACGCGAACGAACCGAGCCTTAGTATCTGCGGTATTCTCATTCGGCACGACGATCCAAGGGTTCTTACCCTTGAGCCAAGCCTTCTGAAGAATCTGCCACTTCTCAATTGCGGTACGATCACGCTTGATAGCTTTTGACAAGCTACGGTTCGCTTCACGCTCACCCTTAGAGGTGTACTTGGTCTTGGTCTTCGGTGCAGACATTCACTTTCTCCATCATACTTGAATTGGCGACCACGGAGAGATTCGAACTCCCATTTTCAACTCCAGTTACGGTTAAGCGGGTAGAAGCCGCCATCGGTTACGTGGCCATTAAACTGTATTTATACTAATTCGTCAAGAGGAAACCCCTTGACATATAGACCATCTAAAAATCTTTGGCCCATTGCATGTGCATCATCACTATCTAGAAAGAATTGTTCCCACACACAATCTTCATCCTCAAAACAGTATAGCATGAATCCTGCGCGGTTGTCAACCATAGAAAAATCTACATCATAAGACCTAATCATATCTACCACCTAATATCAAAACCTTCTTCTATACGATACTCATTTTTCTTGAGATACTTTACAGTATCATGAACGTCAGTACCACTGAAACCTTCATAACGAATACAAACGATGAACTGATCGTTCTTGTAAATGTTGAGAGCATAGTCCAGCATCTGGCTTTCACGAGGGACATTCAGATATGTAACTCTGGGCATTTGCTTCTCCTTTCTTGTTATAGTTCAATAATACTATACGACATATTACCCGTCAAGAAAATTCTGCATCAAATATGTCATTGATATCAATGAAAGATTTCGCAGTCATAAATCTTGGTGTCCAACCATCAAACGCACCACCCTTATTCAGAAACTGAGTGTATTCAACAGCTTCATCTTCAAAGAAAAATGCTTTGATGAACTGGTCTGTGTTTGTCTCATATACAAGCCAAGAATAGTTATCATCATCAAGTACAACTTCATAGTTCTTCATGTTTTCTCTCCTTAAACCTTGATACCTTTGAATTTGTCTCTCTTGTCGTTTGTCTTGTTAGGTATTTGAATTTGACCACTGTCTGCTATGTCATTTTGTGCAGAAGCTTCGGCATCATACAATCTCATTTTAGGTCTATCTACACCAATGACAAATCTCTTGTTAGTTGTCGGATCATTGTATCGGTTCTTCAACTGCTTCACCATGATCTGGCCCAAACTTTCAAGTTGCTCAGTGCTGATCAATGCAAACATGAAATCGGCAGTGGCAGGAAGACCAAAGCTTTCAGATGTATCTTCAAGACCAACATCTGAATTTGAATATCCACTTCTTGTCGTTTGTGTGGCAGATATGATTGGCACATCAAACTCAACTGCAAGACCTCTTAATTCTTCCGCAATTGCTTTTACGAATGTGTATGAGTTCACGTTCGCACCTGCTTTTATTCTAGCAGAGGAACAGATGTTTAGATAGTCGATATAAATGATATCAGGTTCAAAACTCTTCTTCAATCTCAGTTCATTTAGCAGAGTTCTGAAATGTTGAGAGGATGCTGATGCTGTAGGATATTCTTTGATGATCAACTTACCATTCGTCTTGTTCTTGAGAGATGCAACCTTTTTCTCATAGAGTTCTTTTGGCATCTTCTCAAGATCATCAACTGCAATGTTAAGAAGATTTGCATCAATACGTTCTGCAATTCTTTCTTCTGCCATTTCCATAGTAATGTACAAAACGTTCTTACCAATTGAAAGATTGGCAGCAGCAAAGTGACACATTGCAAGAGACTTACCAACACCAGTGCCAGCAAGAATGATATTCAAAGTCTTCTTGGGTAAACCACCTTTTGTGATCTTGTTGAAAAACTCAAGATCAAAAGGAATACGTTCTTCTATTCTGTGATAGAAATCATATCGCTTTTCTACATCTTGGAAGAAATCATGACCGATATTTGGATCAAATGAAACTGAGAGTGCTTCTGTCAATACATGAGGAATCGATCCTTTACCAAGTGTCTTGTTTTGTCCATTCATGATTTCAATAGACAACATCATGGCTTGATAGATTGCTTTCTCTTGACAAAATACTTCGGTCTTATCAAGAAGCCATTCTTCAGATGTTTCTTCTTTGAATTGATCAAAAGATGACAAGGCGCTTTTACACGCCTTGACTTCTTCTTCTGTGATCTTACTAAGGGAATTAATTTCGATTTCTAGAGCATCAGCAGTTGGTCGCTTGTTGTACTTCAGAATGAAGTCATTAATTTGCTCGAAAAGAACCTTGTCTTCATTGGAAAAGTATTCGCTCTTGAGAAATGGTATTACCTTTCGACAGTAATTTTCATTCCTCAACAAACTCTTCAATATCGTCTTTTCCAGACTTAGCTGCGACATGCTCAGATACCTCCAAAATCATATGGTTCAAAATCAGACCTGCAAATTCTTCAAACTTCTTGCTTCGCCTTAGATTTGTTTCTGTGTGATCACCCATAGCAAGTAGTTCGTATGAGAATTGTAAGACTGCACTATCGTTTTCTAGTTCCTTAACTGACACTTGTACATATCGCAGTATAACGCCCTTCCAAGGATCAATCAAGATTTCAATAGGTACAGTATCATGATCTTTCATATCATCGCGGAACTTATAGTCTTCACCAATAATCATTCATCTTCTCCATCTGCAACATTAGACTTACCATACAAGAATTCATTCTTACAGGCTTCGTCAATCTGATCAAGAATGTCTTTTGAAAAATATTTTTCGGGATCATTCAGTATCGCAGATTCAAACGCCTTAGTACCATCAGGCAACTCATAACGAGTTGAAACTTTCTTAATGATTCCAAACTTCTCAGCAAGATCAACAAGACCATAGTAAGGATCAAGACCATCTGCATAGTCGAGGAGAGTTTCGACCTTCTTGTTTTCAATTGTCAGTCGAGCCTTCTTGAGGTTCGCAGTGATGATAGCACCAGTGATCTGATTATCTTTGTCCTTGTCTTTCTTCTTAGAGAGAAACAGAATAGTAGATGCAGCATATTCAAGTCCAGAACCACCACCCATCTTCTTGGTTGGCACATATGAACCAACAACATCATAAACGTGATTGGTCACAATGAGAGGTACCTTAGCCTTGCCAAGTTTCAGTGTAAGAACACGAAATGCACCACGAACAAGCTGTGCGCGTGTCATGTCGCGAGTGTCTTTGCCGTCAGCAATGTCTTGCATTTCTTTATCAGTAGAAAGATTGCCAAGTGAATCAAGAACAAACAACATTGGAGGGCGTTCTTTGTTGGCCTTGTCTTCAATATACTTGTCGAGAATCTTTACTGCTTGGGTTCTAAACTCTTGGATAGTTGCGACTGGCACAACTGCAACTCGCTTGGTGTCAACTCCACGATCTGCCAGCATTTGTTTAGATATAGCTGATTCAGATTCAAAGTAGAAGACGAATCCGTTGTCGTTGTCTCTGAGGAACTGTCTGACAATGTTGATTGCGTAGAAGGTCTTTCCTGTAGAAGGTTCTCCAGCGAGTGCTGTGACTTTATTGGCAGGAAGACCTCCGTAAATGCTGCCAGAAAGGAGGGCATTGAGACTGTAGCTACCAGTGCCAATAAAGCCAGTAACATCGCCAGCTTCCACTCCTTCATCAGCAATTCCCGCATACTCATTGTCGATCTCCTTTAGTAGAGAGTTGAATAGATTTGACATATCGTATCTCCTTTATGTCTATGTGAATGTCACGATTCTCCGTGACGCTGTATTTAGCAACGAACGATATCATCCTCGCTGCATATCTCGCCTAACTGAACTTCAACAGCGATGAGAATTTCAGTCAGGTGAGTATTCGTGATCTTATGTAGGGCTTGCTTTGGCACAATGAAAGTGTCACCCTTCTTGACAGAGAAAACATCACCATCAATGATAACACGACCTTCACCCTGCACGATGTTCCAAATCTCTACACGATGTACGTGATACTGAAGTGAGATTGCCTGATCTGGCAAAATCTCAAGACGCTTGACCTTGTATCCCTGATCTACATCAAGCACATGCCATTCACCCCATGGACGCTTCATTGACTGAATATAAGGCTGCTTACGTTCCGCTGCAATCTGTTCCATGATTTCATCAAAGTCTCTATAGTCTGTCATAACACTATCCTTACAATTACACTCTTTGTATAAGCCACACGGACAACCACCACCATGATCATACTTTGCCATTACGAAAAGAATCCTTCCAATGAACTAACGTGTTCTGTTTTCCAATTGATACTGTCGAGTATGATCTTGAGAGGTTCCAAAAACGATTTCTCAAACTGCAAATCATAATCAACATACTTCTCAATGTCAAGTTCTTTTGGTACAACAGTCGGAAATGAAATGACATTAGACTGTATTGTGTTTGGCTCTTTGAGATACACGAACTTGATCTTCTCACCCTCTTTAATAGTGGCATAATTTTTATCAAGTTTCTTGAGTTTGATTAAATTGTTGTATAACAATGAACCTCGAACGTGAATAGGGCAGCCCTTACCAAAAATAGATTTTGCATCTGCAAACTTTTCAAGTCCATTAACACCACGCGGGAATGCAATCTCGGCAATTGGTTGTTTTTTAAACTCTTGCCGATATGTCTCAATCATGCTGATCATCTCCATCTCATCCTTGTTCAGGACGATATCAATTGCTTCCCACAAAATCTTACGACAATAAGCAGGTGTAGAAGACTTGATCATCTCAAGCCCCATGACCTTCACTTTTGGCTTTGCATACTCAACGCCTTCGTTATTGTAAACGTTCATGATGTAACGCTTCTTGGCTGTCCAAATACCTTTGTCAGCAAGAGCCTCACGCTTCATTTGCATCTTTTGTTCGTAGGCATTAACATAATCAGCAAGTTCAGCATAAGCTTTGTCAATAAACGGTTGAATGCGATCTTCACAGACCTTATCCATGAACTTGATGATTTGCTTTGTACTAGCATCTGGGTTCTGTTCAACAATAGTCTTGCTGACCAGTTTATCAAGAGAGAGATAGATGCTATCCGTATCCGATGCAATGACATAATCTTCATTCTCCGTTTTGAGTAACTTATTCATATACTCATTTAGCTTATTCTCAATCCAGCGAATAGACAACTGGCCTGCTGTTGTGATAGCAGAGGCCTGTCTCACATCAAAGAAACGGAAAAACTCATTACCAAGGGCACCGTAAGCTGAGTTCAGAGAAACCTTTTTAGCCAATTGAAGATTGTTGAAACGAGCGATTTTCTTTTCGATTTCAAACTTTCTTCTTGAATCCGTTTCGCGTTCAGCCTCTTGTTTAGCTGCGAGAGCTTTCTTCTTGTACGCAGACCTATCATTATACATTGTCTCCATAAGTTCGGGTAAAAATCCATGTTTTTCTTTTGTGAAAAACTGTCCGTTGGGTGTCAGTGTGCAATTAAGCTCGGTAAGCTTATCAAGATTGATAGACTTGTTAAGAAGACCATCAACATTAATACCACTAGTAAGTATCTTCCTGTGTTCATCTTCATAAACTTGTGGTTCAATGATAGTATCAGGTGAAATGTTCCACTGCATAATCAAATGAGGATACAGAGAGTTCAAGTCGAATGAGGCAACCCATTTATGCATACCAATAAGAGGATCTTTAACAAAGGCTCCTTCATACATGCTATCTTTCTGATGTGCAGTGTTCTGTGGTATGACGATCTTCTTCTTTCGAAGATGATTGAAGATGATAATATCCCACATTCGAACTTGTGTGAATGCATCTTCATAATTGGTCTTGGAGTCATATGCCAAGGTCAATACAAGTTCAATTAGCTTCAATTTATCATCAAGCTTATCGATGAGTTCAACGTCACGAATGTTATATTCGATGAACAATTGATAATTGTCACGATATAGAGTGTGAAGATTACCATACTCTTCATAAGACAGTTTACGTTCACCCAATTCAACATTGGCAATTGCATCTAGCTTATACGACTCTTGAGATTTGCCGTTAGGAGCATAACGTTGATACAAATCGATATAATCAAGAGATGCTATACCAAGAATAGAGTATGTCTTGAACTGTCGTCCGGGACCAAAGTTAACTTCTCTCTCATTGATCACACCCCAAGGAGAAAGTCTCTTTGCAGTTGCTTCACCACATAGTTTTGTAATGCGATTTACAAGATATGGAATATCGAAAAACTTGATATTCCAACCAGTGATGATATCAGGATAATTCTTATTACCAGACCATGCATCAAGAAACTTGTAGATCAGATCAAATTCATCTTTGCATTTTACATATGTAACATCTTCACGCTTGTTGATGAAATCACCACAACCGAAAACATGAAAACCAAGTCTTGTCTTGATAGTGATAGCAGTGATAGGTTCATTTGCTACATCAGGTTCAGGAAAACCATTCTCGCTACCAACTTCGATATCGATATTCGCTACATTGATGTTTGTGATGTCCCAATCAATGTTATGGTCAAAGTTATCAGCAATGAATGAGTATTCATATCTCTGATTACCAAAGATTTTGAAACCCTCTACACCTTCATATTGCTTGATAAAATCACGACAATCACGAATGTTGCCAGGCTTTATTTCGGAAACAAAGTCGCCGTGAATAGTGTGAAACCCTGTATGGGTTTTTGAAGACACATACAGGGTTGGATTATAATCAATTTTCTTTGTTACACGAAATCCGTTTTCTACACCTCTATAAAGAATTCTAGAACCATACACTTGCACATTAGTATAAAACGATTCTGTCATTATGCTCCCATTACTTAAGAAGTCCAGAGTTTGGTAATACTAAACCACCAAAGATGGAATTGTATTGGTTGATGAACTCTTTCACAGGCGTCATTATACACAATACATGAGACTTATCAAGCTCAAAGACCTTTTCATCACTAAACTCGGCCCACGGCGCAAGACCAACATTTGGTGTCTTTGGATCAATCTTGTTTGGCATGATAACAATGCGAACAGGATTCTCAATCTTCACAATCAAACCTGAAGATGGAAGAACCTTAGCGATGATTTCTTCACCATTTATCAACTTCACAATCTTAATGTTCATTCAAGCTCCCCAACATAATCAAACACACCAACAGTGACCCACTTTGTGGGAATATAAGTCAGATTGGCGCCCGACTCGGACTTATAGACATACTTGTTATCGTAGTCCATGACTTTAGCAAGCTTCTCCCACTTGCTATCAAAGGCTCTCTGCTTCCACTGTGTTTCAAGAATATTCATTCTTATCTCCAATCAATTAAACTTAACGCCGTTCATCTTTTCTTCTGTTGTGACGAATACCATTCTTTCTGTATCGTCTGTATAGTATACAGGGTTCATCCCCGCTTGTCTATACTCTTCTCCCCATTTTAGTGCTGTGTGAAAGTTGCTGTCTGGCCCCATAATTTCGGCAGCTTGCTTTAGAATTTCTTCGGAAATAGTCTGATATGACATAGTTCTATTCCTTCTTTTTGTTAAGTTCCTCCAAAAACCCTCGCATGAAATTCTCATAAAACTTGGGAGATTCTTTTAACACTTCTGCCCAGAATCTACCCATATCTTCAGCATGTTCTGTCATGTATGTGCGAAGCATAGATTCATTATACTTCCAACCTAACATTACCAAACTCCGTCTTCAATTAGACCTGCTTTGCCTTCATTGATAAAATTATTTATACAGTTGTCGCAGATGTTACCTGATTCATATGGAGTACCACGCTTCAATGCATATCGTTGCATGTCAAATCGTGATCCATAATGAGCAAGAATATAGTGAACACCCTGATGTATATACAGAGTCGCAGCACAACCAGATGCTTGGTCTGTATCTTTCATCATAGGCATTGCTGTAAACAGTGTATTACATGTATTGCACTTCATTTGTCAATCCCACAGTGCTTGATAATACTTACCAAAAAGAGTAAATCCCTTCTGCTTACGCGCGTGATACGCCTTATACTTTTCTGTATTGAACTTACCCATTTTACGCTTGTGATCAGAATCGAACAATTCGTCGCTTTCTATATGTTCATCAGGTTCATAAGGATCATAATAGTTTTTTTCACCTTCATCCTCATCAAGTTCCTGCTCAAAGCTCCAGATCATCTGATCAAGAATCCAAAGCCACTGTGAATGAAACTTCTCGCTTGCTGCTTCAAGTTCTTCTTCTGAAGCATTTAGACTCTTGTCATAATAGCCGTGATTGAAAACTGCATCTTCTCTTTCGGACAGACGAAGTTCTTCAGGAAGGTCTTCATTATCAATAAAAGGACTGCCATGCTTGGTATCTCTAAGCTGCCTGAGCATAGGAAGAACAATATGAGCGAGAGTGTGATCCATTGACCAAGTATCGTAGTTGTCAATACGAACATTGATCTTACGCTTACGATTGGTAACAAACTTGTTAATTGTCATATCAAAAATATTCTGACACCAGTTTTCAAGAGTCTCAAGAACCTTCTCAAACCGAGTAGTGCTTTCTTTCCAATTGTACTTGTACTTCTTATTCATATACTGATAATGAAAATCAGCAACATAGCGAGTTGTTACGTATGGTCCTATGTAAACTTTCATTGTTCTACAATGTCCTTCAATATTTGATATGTATCTTGCCAGTCTTTTACCCAATGTGAGTGATCAGCAACAAGATAGATTGTATGATCATTACCTCCAACTTCACATCTATCACCAAAGAATGTGAAAGGATGCACATACTTCGCTATTTGGGACTTGTCTTTGCCTTTGAGAAAGATGTCAATACCTGTCTCACCACCAACGACACATTCAAGTCGTGTAAACATCTTGTTTAGTCTATCACAGATTTCTTTGCGTTCGTTTGTAGCAATGTCCCAATCAACATACAACTGGCGCTGTTCTTTGGTAGCATTACGACCGACTATAGAAAAGTTGACAGTGCCGATGCGCTTTTCAATATGATTGCCTGTACGAACGCTAAAACCTGAAATTCGTGCTTCATTCTCTAATGCAGCAATCTCGGAATCTAATAACTCGAAATCATTCTTATCTACAACAACACCTCTTTTTACAGTCATGTTTCCTGAACAATTATATACAGCTTGTACAGTATAACAAATATCAGATCCTAACTGTTCTTCTGTCTTTTTATAATCTGAACCAGTGACGATGTAGACGGTATTCTTCCTGCAAAAATCGAGGAAAAAGTTTTCGAATGTAGAGTCGATTAATCCTCTAGATGGAGTAAGAGTACCATCTACGTCAAAAACATAGTTCATGAGTTGCTACCAGACTTTCCTGTTGCAGCCCTA